ATTACATACCGTAGTTCTATCACTACGGATAGCCTCTCTCATGTAGAACGCTACAAGGCTTTGAATATGCTCCTTGAAAGCGTTCGCTTGATCCCGGATACCGGGATGAGCCGTATCCGAAACAGAAATGATCTTTTCTACGCACCGTTCAGCCACTTCTTCTGGGGTAAACCCGCGGTTTTGCGTAGTAACCACGTTTACTATTGGGCTTGTAGGAAAGTCTGTCTTTATCTCAAACATTACAGCTTCTCCCGCATAACAAGCCCTGTACGGTACGCATCAGTATCTTCAACAGCTTCGCCGTAATTCTTGAGGCGACCAATAGACTCTTGGAATTGCAGAAGGTAATTTTGAATAATGTCCTGCTCACCCTTCATGTAAGTATATGCTTCAATCAAAGAGCCATACAACATAGCAAGAGGCGCGTTAACACTAAGCCACGTGGTGGCACCGCCCGCACCCGCCGTAAGACTGGTAGGACGGTAATAGTAATGCAATTCTGCGGATAACGCCGCGTTAGGGGTAGGCGCAATAATAAAGTTGGTAATGTCAAAAAACCCGTAATACCGTGGAACACCCGTAGCTGCGGGGTCTGGATATGCCGTTTGCAGAAAATTAACGTCTTTGTACTCCAGAAATACGTTATCCCCGCCAGACGTAATGATTGACAGAGAATATGGCGCTAAAAAATCGGCAGGGCAGTTTAGAAATTTGTTACCGCTAGTTAGTGTGCCGGTTTGGTTACGACGGAAAAAGTTAAGCTGTACGCTTTTGAAAATGCGCTCTTCCGCGCCCCGAATAAAAATATTAAGGTTGTTAACAAACGTAGTCTCTTGATTTTCCGTGTAATCTTTAATCGCATCCTGCAACTGTGTAAGTGTAAAGCTCATGTTATCACCACCGTAACTTGCCCGACTTGGCCTAAAAGCTCGTCGGTGTTTTCTGGCTCAGAGGGCATTTGGGCTACGCCCGCGGTGCTCCAGTTACCGTTTCCCAAGTATGTAATCCCATTGGTAGTAATCACAGAAAAAGGCTTTTTGGGGTTTAAAACCTCTGGCCTAGCATCTTGAAGAGCTTGAGCGTCCACAACCTTACGAAAAGGCTCTAGCTGCGGCTGTTTTGCTTCCCACTCGTCCTTGCCAACAAGCAAGCCATTCCACTCGCGGCGCATATCTTTATACCGATACCGGAACCCGGATCGGTCAGATACCGCAAAGGAATCTTTACCTGTGGCAAATCTCGACATTATACTCTACCAAAATAGTTATACTGTGGGGTGACATTGAATGACGCTCTGTCCCGATCCTCTGCCATCGCCCGCTCAAACTCTTCCTCATACATCGCCTTCAACAGTTGCGCCCGATTAGGTGCCCGCTTGATAGACAAGTAGTACGCCAATCCGGCAGCTAAACACGGGTACAGCCGAAACGGCACTTCCATAGTGTTGGTAAACTCATCCGCATCATCCATGCGAGTCAACGCGTCGTAATACACAACATCTGTGCTATTTTCGGGGACCGGCCAAAGCTTCAAAGTCGGCGTTATCTGCCGATCTAAGAAAAACTGTGATGGCCGACCCTCCGTTGTCTTGGTCGGGATGGAAAGATACGTGTCACGGCTAATACGCTGTAGCGCATAATCCGTCCCGCTCCGTTGGACAACAACAGACAAAATATCAATTATGTCTGCCCCCAAGCTGTAGTTACCTGTCCCTGAAGTCATGGCTTGCGTCCGCTGGGCTATTGTCCACTGGTTCAAACCACGGTTTGCCCACTCCGCAAGCATCAAATTCAAAGAACGTTTCGCTGTTTTAAGGTCGTAACCAGTACGAACCTCAAGACCGCAACGCTCAAACGCCTCCTCTACATAGTCGGCAACGTCGAGCTCAAAATTTGTGCTTCCGGAAGTGGCCATGCTACTTCTTCTTTACCATGCCACCACGGCGCATCTTCTTTACCATGCCGCCGCCGCGCATTTTTTTAACCATACCGCCGCCGCGCATCTTCTTAACTGCGCCGCCTTTTTTCATCATTTTACGTGGTTTCATTGCCATGATTTCAGTCTCCTGTACAAAAGTTCACGTTTTTGGAAGATTTGTTCAGCATCGTACTCTTCCAAGTAATTATCATAATAGCCTTTTTTAGCCAGTTTGTCTGCCGATTCCTGTACCTTAGAAAGGCGCTGAACGAAAATCATTGCGTACTCATCTTCAACTATCTGCATAAATGAGTTGTCGTCAATGAAATCATTTGGTTCATCGTGTGGATGAAAACCCATTAGCCACATATCCCTATCAATAAAAACGCCGTCAGAAATAGCTTCATTTAACTGCTCTAGGTAATCGTGGAAAACATCCGAGTCTTTTTGAAACGCCATGTCTACAATAATTACTAGGTCAAAAGCGTCTTCCCATTGAGATATCGTGCTGTATAACACCTGCATATTGGTGTCATACTTGAATAGAATAAGAACTTTGTTATCTTCCCAAGCCTTTTGAGCATAGGGGCACGGCGGCATACCGTTGTAAAACGGGTTCGGTTTATGCAAGGTGTGGTCTGACCACGCCATAATCTCTTGGCATATCTGACTTTCCTTATCTATGTAAAACCGCGTGTTACTCATGCTTGTGACACCGATCCCTTCGTGCGCTTGCGGCGGTTACCCATTATAGCCCCGCACCCTCTTGCCACGGCTGTGCCGGGAATACTACTGCCTCTAAACGGTCGTTTTGCCGTAGTCTCGTAACCCGCTACGCCTCCGTTAGCCATCTTCTTTACCTTGGCAGCCTTAGTGTTAGCCACAACTTGTTTTCCTTTAGACCCTTCACGCTTCTTTTTACGCGCTGTCGAAGCTCGTTCAGACTTTGATAAACTTTGAGCTTTACGTCTAGGCAGGCAACGGTCAGGGTTACGCTTATCTTTTGACGTACCACATGGGCCCTTAATGTTGCCGCTGCTATCAATTCTGACCCAATCTTCATCTAACCACTCCTGCAACTTACCCATTACTTGCCCTTCCTTTTGCCGCCCTTAGACTTCTTGGCATAATTAGGGTCTTTACAATATTTTGATGCAGCAAGGTTTGCATACGCGCTAGGATATGTATCAAAAGTGCGTTTTGCCCACGCTTTACCTTCAGGACAAATCTTACTGCCTTTACTCTTAGACGAAGCGCTTTTTGATTTTCGTGAATACGCCATTTAAAACACCTTCTGCACGACTGCTGCGGCAATAATTAAAGCCGCTATGCCCCACAAGCGCGTATCCAGTTTATCCAACTGTTTTTGAATGTCAGCATACCTGCGAGTGCACTCTTCTTCGTGCTTTTCCAAAAGTTTTAAAACATCTTCTGCTTTCATTTTACCACGCCTTGCAAGACCAATATCTTGCGCTAAACTTGTCTTTTGCGGTGTCACAATTATGCCGCGCTCTAAAATTTGATCTACGACTAGGTTGATCTTTCTTGATCGACATATTCGGGTCTCCGAACCGTACAAGCTTAATTTGATCACCTTTTTTAGCCAAGACCGCACTCTTTTTGGACTTCCCCGGAGTGCGCTTGGGTTTGTTATAACCTGCAAATGTTTCTCCCCTGTATTTAATTTTTCCGGACGGGGTTCTGGTCACATTTTTTGTAGTTGCCATAATTCCTCACTTAAAGAAAAGATGGGAGTTTCTACTGAAACCCCATCTTTTAGCTCTAATTGTAGAACACCGTTATCGCCGTAAGGTTTGTGGCGACGGATATAAAAATATCGTCTACACGAATACCGTTCGACGGGATGTTTACCGAATGCGTGGTAGATGCGTTGAAATCCAGATCAAGCACGGTAGCCCCGCCACTCCCGTCAGTGACGGTAAGGCGAGGTGTACCTGCGGCTGTTTTCAACTGTATCTGACGAATCCGGGCAGGCCCTACAGCAAGCGAACCTGTTGCAGTCACACGTTTTGATTTTACATCAGAATCAGCCATAACAGCCTCCTATTAAGCTAGGTTGTTGTTTTGCTGATACAGAATTGTAAAACGAACCAAACCTGCGCTTGTTGCAGCAGAAGCAGTTACAGTCAAACGGATGTCTGCTGTCCCAGTGTCTTGCCAAGCAAGAGCGCCCCCAGCTTCAGTTGTCGGGTACTTGCGGCCTGCGGTTGTTCCACTGGCAAAAGTATTCAGAATGGTAGCTGCGCCACCTACAGTGTCACCGACACTGAGGTTAGTTGTACCACTTGCAGCGGTAATAACGTCTATCACGCAATCAATAATCTGTGAGTTTGCAGGGATAACGACATCTGTTACTTGCGCGGCAAGTGCCCCACCAGAGAGGTCTGCTGAAAAAGTCTGAGCCATAACAACTTGGCCAACATTTGCAATGTTAGTCCCAAGAGATGTGCCCGTGGTATTTTTGATAGTTCCGGCCTTAATAGGTCCAGAAAAAGTAGTTGTAGCCATGTGTTTCTCCTGTCGTGGCTAGTGTCAGCCCATTAGGGGCTGTCAGGGATATAAAAAACTATACAATAAAAAAGGGCGACTGTGAAGCCGCCCTTTTTCGTCAAGGTATTTAGAACCTTATGCGCCCGGTGTACCGAACACACAACGCCAATCAGAAACGCCGAAGCTGTAACGCTCACGGGCCTTAAACCGCATATTTCCGGTGTCAAAGTCACCTTCCATAGCAGTCTTGATTGGTGAACGGTTGAAGAACTTGAAGCCGTTCGGTGCATCCGTCTTGATGAAGAAGGCATCTGTGTCAGTCAGGAAGTGGTTAACCACTGCACCCTCTGGCAACATACCCATGTTCTTCATGGCGTTTGCATCGTTGTCGGCTGTTCCTGAACGCAGGTTAGAGTTGATTACCCGCTCTGCAATGAATTGCAGTTCTTTCGGGATAATCAGCTTTGTACCACGTACAGCAATCTTCAAGCCGCGCTCGTCAGTCAGACCAGCAATATCAATCAGCATCTGCTCAAGAGAAGTCTCATTGAGATCAGCCGCTGTTGACAGCAGGTTGCGCTGGTTACCAGACAGAGACGGGTGAGCGGCAGAGCAAAGTGCTGCACCATCACCGACAGGGCTGCCTGTGCTGAACGCATTGTTCAGGATCGCAGCAGCCTTGATCTGCTTTGTCTGAGCCATTGAACGAGCCAATGCCTTTGTGTAACGAGACGCAAGACGGTCGTAAAGGTTATCTTCAATCGCTTCTTCTGTGATTGAAAATGCCAGTGCAATCGTCTCATGTGTGTAACGAGCAGTGTATGTCTCTTGAGCATCGTCAAAGTTGATGGCAGCGCCCTCACCTTTAACTGGTGCTGTTGAGAAACCACCGAGCATCACTTCTTCTTCAAATGCGCGATCTGATGACTCTTCTTCAAAGATTTCACCATGCTCATTTTCGTAGCGGTCATACTCAAGTCCGAACAAAGCATTTAGTCCGGGCTCAAGCTCTTTCGCTAGTTGTGCGCGAGAAATAGCCATTATCTATCCCCTCCTTAAATGCCGGTTGACAACGACGTTGTCTGTGAAGCCGAAGCTGCCACAGGCGCGTTGTGATGGAAATTAAACCGAACTACGAAGTTCACACCAGCGGATGCGTAGTCAAGGTTAGCCACATCTTGTGAGAGGCCAACAATACGCATAAACAGCGTTGCTGTTGTTGCTGCTGTAGAAATGTCTAGTTCAGCAGTGGAACGACCGTTTGAAGTTGATCCAGAAGTCGCTGTTGCCAGTGATGCGTTAGCGAAAACGTCAGCAAGTGCAGTTGCACGATCTGTTGTTGCGCCGTCAGCAGCTACCATGAACAGTTGGTTCGGGTTGTCAGCTACAAAAGCTTTTACTGGGAAGTTCGTATCAACGCTAACATTGTTAGAACCGGGCCAGTAGTTTTTGAAAACAGTCTTTTTTGTAGAGCTATCTACGTACTCAACACCCATCAGGACGCCTAGAGCAGGAACTGTACCACCATTGGCATTACCAACAATGTCAATTACACCAGCAGCCAACGGAATTACCGGTGAATACTGAAAAATTGCATTTGTATTGTTGGATGCGATCTCATATTGAGTCACGCCAGTAGTGTTGGCACCTGCGCCATTTAGCCCGATAGGACGAAGGCCAAAGGCAGTATCTTGATTTGCCATTTGATTTTTCTCCTAATCAGGGCGGCCCTTTGAATTATTTCTGTGGACCGCCAAAGGTTACACGAGATTGACGGTCAGGTTTACTGATCGTCATGGTTGAATGTGCATTCTCACGCATCATGTCAGAGTCTACAGCCTGCATCTGGTCAGCGTTTCTCTGAGAGAAATACTCTGTCCGTTCTGCCACTGTTTCCAATGGAATCCGTGCGAGAATAAGTCCACCTACTCCAAACACACCTTCGTATTTACCTGATTCGACTACCGGGGACTCAAAGTCTGGGTACTCATCCTTACGGACCAGTTCCCACCCTTCACGCATTTTTGCGCTTACGTTTTTAGTATCGTCAAAACCACGGGTTTCAGCCCTGATCCAACGATGCTTAAAACCATCCGGTGCAGGTGGTGCATCTAACATAGACGGGGGAGCCCACGGCTTACGCCTTGCCGTTTTTTCCCTAGATTGGTTTGCGCGAGAAGTCCGTTTTACAGAACCTTCAAACATTTCGTTTTGTTCTTCAGCCATTTACTTACTCCTTCACGTATTTCGCGTATTCTTCAAGCGGCACACCCAATTTCTTCGCTATCGCGACTTGGCTAGGGGTGAGTCTAACCTTTTTCCCACTACTGCGCCCAGAGGTATTGCGGGATACGGAAGCAACCGTCTGTGCGGGTCGTTTGCTACCACCGTTAAGCTTATGCGGAAATTCATTCGCAATGCGCTTGTCCAGTTCAGTATAGTATTCATTTGACTGCGGGTCAAACCCTTCGTTTTCCACAAGCTTTTTGTGGATGCCAAATGCCGCATACGTCATGGCCTCGTCATCGCCAAACCAACTGTTGCGGTTAGCCCATTCTTCAGCTTTGGGGTCAGGTCTGCGAACCTGCTGCTGCGGCATAGGCTGCTGTACTTGAGCCTCACGCTGGGCTTGAGCCTGTTGAGCATAACGCTCCTGCTGAACCTTCGCCTGTTGAGCACGGTCGTTCTCAATAGCCAGCTTAGTAATCTTCCGCTGAGCCTCAATAACCCCGTTGGTGTCCCCAATCTCAATCGACTTGGCAAGCTCTTGCTCTGCCGCACCCATCTGAGTTTCAACACGGCTAGTGTACTCCGACACATAATTAGTGTCCAAAGTGTCCATGCGCTGCTTTAGCTGCTGAGCTTCAGCCTGCACGTTCTGAGCATACTTTACCGCTTCCTCACGCTGACGCTCCGCTTCGCGCATTTTCTTAGTCAAACGGTCAATGCGCTTTTGCGTGGCGTTTTCCGCTTTTTCAAAATTATCGTCATCTGACGACGCCTCTTGCGCCTCTTCCTGCGCCTCAAGCTCTATTTCCTGCTCTGAGCTTTCATCCAAATCGAGTTCGATCTGTTCTTTTTCTTCTGCCATTTTTATCTCCTAGAAATGCAAAATATCTTCAGGCTCTTCAATTTTAGCTAAAACTTCGTCATCGTTTAGAATCCGAACTTCGCCACCATCAATTTTAAAACGCGAACCAGCATATCGGGCAAACATCACCCAATCACCCTTCGCGCACCACGGTCCAGAAGGAAACTTTTCCGCGTCACAAAAGGCTAAATCCCCCACTTTGAGGACATAACCAACCTGAGTAGATACTGTCTGTTCTTCCACAACCGCATTTGGCAGATAAATTCCGCCATCGGTCTTGCCTTTACCACGGTAGGGAAGAATGAGCAGTCGCCAGCCGGTAGGGCTTGGCAGTCTGTCTAAGAGAGACCCTGTTATAGCTTCAGGGTCTAATACCTTATCGGTAACATCTTTATAAGCGGAAGCAATGTTTTCCACACCTTCCGAAACCTCTGCGAGGTCAATCTTTGCGTCAGTCATTTGATCGCTCCTGTTTTTCTAGCAGGCCCTTGAGTTCCTGTTCCACGTGATTTAGGGCGGTTAAATTCCCCATAAGCTCACGATACTGCTCCATGTTCTTGACATTGTCGTATAACAACAAGTCTTGAACTGCCCCCCGCCGATCTTTAATTATCCGAAAAACGGCTTCGGCAAAATGTATTTCATCCAATCGTATATCTCCGCATTAAATCTGATATAGTATTATACCATCTCTAATGCAAAGTCACGAGTTTCTTTATTCCTGCGAAGCCAACCCTTGCCAAAAGTGTCAAAAGTACGAAGGCTCCGGTAAAACTCCTCCCGCTCCTTAGTTACGTCTTCAATGATTTGAGCCGCGTCAGCGGCGTTTACCGCCGCAACAGTCATAGGCCCTATTGCACCGTCTACTGTCGCTCCTGCGGCCTTCTGTAGAGCTTTAGCAGCCCTTCCCGGCCCGCTGTTCACAGCCCAGTCAAAAATGCAGAAATCTACCCCCGCTGGAAGCTCGTCTCCACGAATACGATCCCAGTAACCTGTCTTGTATATCGTCTGAACGTGGTCATCGGGGATGTTTTCAAGCTCACTCACATCTTCTAATGGCCGATCCAAAAAATCAGCGTAAGTCTTGTGCGTGATACCCTTGTTAGTAGCGCCACCCGGATCATTCGGGTGGTCTACAAAACCGCCTTCATGGTGCAACACCATATCGAGGCTTTTAAAAAAACTGGCTTCCATTATCTACCTTTCATGTATTTGCTTACAGCACGGTTACCAAACCAGAAAGACATGATCGCCGCAAACAGACCCTGCGTCTCTGGAGACCACATGAGCTCTACCGCATCCTTCCAGTCACCGCCGCTTTCAAGTACCTTCACAATGATGACGGCTTCCGTAGCTACAAACATCAAGAAGAAGGCATAAGTAATAACAGGGCGAACACTGCCGCGAAGAGCGTTGACAAATCCCCCAGCGTCAATACTTCGATCATGCTCGTATATCCCCTTTGTTTCAGCGATATCGGCTTGCTTGTCGAGCTCTTGCAATTTGAGCGCGGAGCGTTTCTCCATCAACTCCGCTTCCATTTTCATGGTCTCTAGCTTTTGCTTGTGCTCCTGACCCGCCTTGAAGAAATTCAGCACCTCCGGCAGAAAACTCGTCCCGAAGCCCAACAGGCTCCCCAATAGGCTCATCATCGGTTTTACTCCTTATCCTTGCATTAGCTTCCGCAATACGAAACTTCAAGTCCGCTATGCGCTGCTCCAAATCCATTAGTACACCTTTACCACATCTGGGTTGACTTGTCGCGGTAGACAATAAGAAGTGACCCTGTCCCGCGGATCAATGTACTGCGACGACACATAATTTCCATACCTTTTTGTCGCCTGTGATGCAAAGTAGTTACACTCCGTAATCGAATAAAAATACATATTCCCGCTTTCTAGCTTACGGAAATCACCTGTTCCCAAGTAAACCAGTAGCAAGAAGGCATCTATCACTTTCTACTCATCCAAGCAGCGGTGCCCATATACGCGCCAACAATGCCTGCTCCGCTGATATAAAATAAATTACTAATATCGCTAAGAGCCTCCACCCGCTCAATCGGAATAAAGAACATTGCCGCGGTAAAAACCCCCATAGCTATCAAAGTAAACCTCGCCATACGCAACTGAGCCAAACTTTTACGTAATTGACGCTCTGTTTCTTTAATCAGCTTCGCGTGTTCTAGCTCCTCGTCAGTGACTACCCCGTCACCGTCCATATCATACTGGTCAAAACCACTGTTTTTTTCTAATTTCTTTTGAGCCATAGCTCACTACTCCCATTTAGTTATCTTGCGGTCTGAATTAGGGCTGTATTCACACATATATGACCGCGGACAAAATTCCGTGATTATCATAGACTCTGTCGTGTTGTTTGCCCCCAAATAGTAACAATGCCACTCATTTTTTACTTTTTCGTATTTAGCCAACCGGCACTCCACCCAAGCAGTGTCCGCCTTGGCCTGACTGGCCTTCAAAAACATTATAAATCCAATCATAATAGCCGCCCCAAGGCCCACCATTACAATCCAAGCAACCACCTCAACAAACTTTTGCCTCCGCTCACGTTGACGATACAACGTGTCCTGACGTTGTTTACGGATTTGACCCTCCATACGTATTAACTCATCCCATTTAGACTTGCCCATAGTCAGGCTAATCCATTGCTGGAGTTCATAACGCTGAGCTTCCGCCTTCTGTTTAGCAGCAAAAGCCTCAATAGCTTCCTGCTCAACACTCTTTCCACTTAGAATTTTCTTAAAAATCGGCGGGTTTTTTGCTTCTTTATTTGCTTGCTCAATATCAGAAAGAGCGCCCATCCATCTGGATAGATCGCCCGCCATCGACTCAATGTCTCTTCCGACTGCAAAGCCTTTTTTAAGTGCTCCAAAAGCGGCAGAAGCTGCCGCCAAAGCTGATAATGGTTCCATAAATAATTCCCGTATTCATGTTTGTTTTTCCCTGTCACGCTCCTCCAGCAATGCTTGAGCCCCCAAGTAACAGTATTAGCTACAGCCGTTGTAACCACCACCTTTTACCGCAGCACCCATGCCACGAGCCGTCTGGCGGCTCATGCTAGTTGGAACCTTTACGTCCGCTGTCTTGCCGTAAGGAATACGACCCTGATTGTCAATCTGGGCATATTCAGCCGCTTTTGGGGCCGCCCCCGGCTTATTTGTTACAATTTTAACTACGCTTTTCATTCTAGTCTCCTCGCTGTTTAAGCATTTCACGTTCCATAGCAGACTGAATGCGCTTGTCCGTCTGCCGCTCTTGCGCCGCAAGCCGCTGCTGGAACTGATCCGCCCGCAACCTTTGGTTCTGTGCATCCAAGTTGAGCTTCGCTTGGTCATTCTGTGCATCCGCCTGTTCGGCCTGTGCCTTAATCTGAAGCTCCTGCTCTTTGAGTTGTACCAGAGGATCAGGCCCTTCACCCGATACCTGCTGTGACATCTGCTTGACCATCTGCATACCTTCCGCAATAAACTGTGCAGTAAGTCCCTCAATTTGCAGCATTTCTTCCTCAGTAGCCGCTTCACCACCCGCCGCCTGACGGCTCTGGATAAACTGAACCGCCGCCCGCTCACGCGCTGCAATCCTTACGTGCTCCATAATGTGCTTCTGCAAAGCCATTGCAATAGCAGGCATACCGGCAACCATCGGCGTCGAACCGAAAACCATATGCGCCATAATATGCGCCTCATGCTCCTGACCCTCAAAAGCCTGCAATGGAACCATGTCCATCGAATCAATGTTCTCCTGTGCAGGGTCTTTAGGTGTCGGCTCATCGTCCGGAATCCGCTTCATAATCCGGTCTACATCCCGTACACCAAGCGCATCGTACATATCACGATACACCTCATACATATTGTGCATCTCCGGAGCCGCACCAGCCAACTGCAACTTGGTCTGAGCCAAAGCAATACGCTGAGATTGCGAGAATACGTTAGGATCAGACACCGGAACTACGTCTATCCGGTCGTCAAAATCCGTCCGCATCACCGTAGCGTCCGCACCCTCTACAGAATACGGATATTCCTGCGGCAAACTCTCACTCATCACACGAGCTAGGATTTTAAACTCCTGCTTCATGCCGTAATGAAGCCGCTTATGCACCGCGCTCATCACACGAGAGCCCTGCTCCAGCATCGCAATAGTCGTTCCGACCGCCGCGCCCTGATTTCCGTCGCCAACCTTCATGTCAGTAATGGTCGCGAACCGCTGACCAGCATCAACAACAAAACCCAACAGCGCAAATAGCGTCTGGTCAGGCCCCTTGAATGGCAACGGCATCAGGCTGTCACGAATAGCCCCTCCGGGAGCGTCCACATCGCGGAACTCACCGGGCTGAAGCGGGTCATCGTCATCTCTGATCCGTAGTCCGCGGGCTTTGAAACCCGCTGGGAGGTTGGACAACGTACCAGCGTCGATCAACTGCCTCAGTGCCGCCGTGGCGGTGCGTGACAACCCGCCAATGGTGTGAATAAGACCCAAACCATAGAAACCAAAGCCCGGAAGGAACTTAAAATGCACAAAATATGCAATTTTGCGCTTCAGTTCATCGTCTTCGCGGTAATTACGCCTAATCGCCAGAATTTGCCCGTTGTCCTGACTAATTGTGACAACATATGGTACTTTAATGCCCGTCGGCTCACCGTCCTCGTCAACATCCTCATACCCGTCAATGTCCAAATCAACATGACACTCCAAAATGGTGCAGTCATAGTCAATCTGTGTGGGCGAAACACCGTCAATACGGTCCAACTCACTGTCCACACTGTCCATTTCCTCTTGGGCCGGGATCACCGGTATGTCCAAATAGAACCCAGCTACCTGCTTCTTACGCAAATCGTTCAACGACATACGCAAAACCTGCGTAATGTTAGGACAAGTGTCCAAATCAGCCGTGTCATACGGCACAACAAGGTGCTCAGCCGGGATAAACTTGCTTACCGCACGGCCCATTGTTTCATCATAGTAAACTTTTTTGAATGTGCTGCCCGCCAAGGGTAAATAAAACAGCATCTGGTCCATGTCAGGCGTGTAATCTTCCATCACACTCGTGACATAATAATTCATAAACTGCCTTACGCGCTGAGCTTGGGACTGCTTTTCTCTGGTCTCGCTTCCCATAATAGTAGTTCGCACGGGGCCGCTGGCTGGCAACAACTCATTGAACGCCTGCGCCTGAAACTGCGTAGCCGCCTCGGCAAGCAACGGGTGCGTGACACCGGACGCACCCCGGAAAGGTTGCGTTCTCTCGTCGTAAGTGAATCCCAAAAGTTCCAAACCGTTAGCATAAGCATCTGCCCACTCCTGCCTTCCCGCCTTGTTGGCATCAAACTCACCCAACAACTCGCCAGCAATCCGCCCAAGCTCACGCTCCGGCATCTCTTCAGCCAAGTTCAGGTAAAAATCATCACTCATCCCACGCTGGTCTTCAGGATCAAAATCAATAGTAACACCACCATCTTCTTCCGGCGTCACCTCAATGTCCATGTTCTCCGCCATGCCCTCAAAAGCTACGACGTTGTCGTCCATGCTGCCCGGAACCTCTAGCTCCACTTCAGCGGCCAAATCCTCCGGATCAAGCTGCGACGGGACATTCTTGTCCACCATTCCAGCAATCGGTTTACGTGCCATTTAAATTCTCCTCTAAGCCCACCGTATCATAGACCCGCTCGTTTTTCTAGGCGCGTGGGCCGCGGGCCTAGTCGTACCTGTTAATATCAAAAAATCCCTGTGCATCACGCGGGAAGAAAATATCTATGCCCGTGTCCGGCGACTTAAAGCGCCTCTCCCCCGGCTCACGGCCCAAAACTACATCCAACTGGTCAAAAACCGCCTGATCTACCATCTTAGTTAGCTGCTGCGGCGTAGCATCTACACCAGCCTTTGCCAAAAGCTGTGC